TGCCTTGCTTGAATACTGCAAACAATTCAAGCCGGATGTCCGTATTCACCTGGGGGATTGCTTTGACCTTAGAAGTCTGAGAAGCCAGGCCAAGGATAGGGAAGCCAATGAGAGCTTGAAGGAAGACCTGGAAGAAGGTGTGAAATTCCTCCGGAAGTTTTCCCCGGATGTCTGGCTCTGGGGAAACCATGAAGCCAGATTGGATCACACCATTGCTTCATCTGGGGATGCCAAGGAAGTGGACTACTGCCAGGAGATAAAGGATCAGCTGATGAGAGAGGCCAGGAAGATTGGCTGCACCAAGGTGCTTCCATATCATGCAGACCTGGGAATTTTTGAGCTGGGCAGGGTGGCTTATGCACATGGATATTCACATGGCCAGAAGGCTGTGCAGGAACAGGGGGCACATTATGCCACCAGGGGTGGTGGCTTTGTATGTGGCCACATTCATAGACTTGAAATGGTGGCACTCCAGAAGTGGGGTGGTGGGGCTGCTTACTCAGCCGGATGCCTCTGTCAGAAAGAGGCAATGACCTATGCTGCCCACAGGCTGGGATCAGCCAGGTGGGGGTCAGGCTTTGCTGCTGGATGGATTGATGGCCAGGATTGGAAGGTGACACTGATCCACAAGGTGGGAAGAAAGTGGGTCTTCCAGACAGACCTGAAGCTTTATGACCCCAGCAAATGAAGAGCAAACTTGCCCAGATTGCAGAGCAGCTTGAGCTTCACCGGAAGCACACAGACATTGGATGTCCCCCTGGGTGGCTGACCATCAGACACTTGCAGAGGCACTTCAAATTTATCTGTGTCTATTCAGCCAGCAGCAAGGCCAAGCAGCTTTATGACCGGGGACTGCTTGAAAGAAAGGGATACAAGGTGAAGGCAGAGGATGGCAAGATTGCTTGGGCTTATGCTTACAGACCCAAGAAGCCCTGCCGGGATATGGATGAAGTGATGATTGCAACCAGGCACATTGGCCAGGATAAAGTGCCCAAGGGCTGGGTGAGTGCTTCTGAATTCAGTGACCTGGCAAACATCAGCAGATCAGCAGTCTTCCAGATGGCACAGAGGCACAAGCTGGAAGCCAGGCTTTTCCGGATCAGGAATGGGGTCAATGGAGGGATCAAGGCTGTATGCCATTTCAATCTGGCCAGGCTTAAGAAGCTCCATCATCTGAGGCAGGAATGACCATGGATAATGAAGAGATTTTGCTGGGTGCAGCCAGGGATGTCATCCGGCCAAGCTACACAGGTGACCCTGTGGCCTGGGCTGAGGCCAATGTGCTTGATGTTCCGGACAGCCCAATCCGGGGGAAGCTAAGCCTAAGCCGGACACCCTGGGTGGCTGAGGCAATGCGTTATGCCACTGATCCAGAGACTAAGCTTCTGACCATCCTGGCTTGCACCCAGGCTGGCAAGTCCCTCTTGGCCAGGCTTTACACCCTTTGGCAGATTGCCAATGCCCCAGCTCCCATGATGCTGCTCCAAGCAAACGACCCTGAGGCCAAGGATTTTTTCCTCCGGTATGTGCGGCCATTGATCCAGCAGACCCCAGCTGTGAAAGCCCTTCTGTCTGAGACAGACAATGACAAGAGCCAGGTGGCTGACTTCTCCAATGGGGCTGTGGTCTATTGCCGGGGTGCTTGGAATGAAAGCAATTTGCAGAGATTATCCCTCCGGACAGTGATTATTGATGAAGCCTGGCTTGTGCCCAGGGGTCACATTGCTGAAGCCTCAGCACGCACTCAGTCCTTCAGCTGGATGGGCCGGGTGATTGTAATGAGCCAGGGAGGGGATGATGGAAGTGAATTCCATTTGCTCCACTCCGGCACAAACCAGATGGAATGGAATTTTGCCTGTGTAAGCTGTGGGGCAGTGCAGCCCTGGAATTGGAGTCAGATAAGGTTTCCGGAAGAGGCCAAGATCAATGGGGTCTGGGACTTCAAGCTGGTGGAGAATTGCACCACCTATGAATGTGCCCACTGCAAGACCAGGATGAAGGACACCCCTGGGGTGAGAGCTGAGGCCAATCGGATTGACCGGGGGGCTAAGTTTGTGGCCACCACCAGCAGTAGCTCTTGGGGATCAGTGGGCTTGCATTGGAATTGCTTGTGCAATTCTTCCTGGGGTAAGGAAGGTGTGAAGCTCCTTAAGAGTAAGGAAGCCTATGACCTTTATGCTGATAACTCATTGAGACGCACATTCTTCCAGAAGAGATTGGCCAGGGCATGGTCTGAAGACTCCGGAGAAATGACAGCCCAGGCTAAGGCCGGGGACTATTCCTTGGGGGATGCCTGGGACAAGGAAGCCTGGATCACCCCGGAAGCCAGGGTGGTGGATGTCACCAGCAGCACAATCCCCCCTGGATCAGTGCCTTTCAGGACCCTGGCTGTGGATGTGCAGAGAGGATTTTTTTATGCAGAAGTCCGGAGCTGGGCAAAGTCCGGCCATAGCAGACTCAGGTGGTGGGGCAGGGTGGACACCTGGGAGCAGCTGGATGACCTGGCAAAGCAGCACCAAGTGAGCAAGGCACTGTGTGGGGTGGACTCCGGGGATCAGACCCAGGAAGTCTATGCCCGGACAGCAGCCAGGCAGTGGAAGAGCTTAAGGGGCAGTGGGCAGACAGAATTCACTGTGCAGGATGTGGGGGGCAAATCCACCAAGCGTTTCTATTCTGACAAGCAAGCAGTGTTCATCCCTGGCCAGAGGAACAGAGCAGAGCTGATCCTGTGGAGCAATCTCCAAGCCAAGGATTTGCTGGCCGGACTCCAGAAGAGAGGCTTGCACAGTTATGCCCGGAATGTCCCGGATGACTACATTGCCCAGCTTACATCTGAAATCAGGATCAGAGACAGCCGGAGTGGTAAGCCCACCTGGGTGCTTCCTGCCAGCAAGACCTGTGGCAATCATGCCTGGGACTGTGCACTGATGGGACTGATCCTGGCAGTCAGATGGGGCATCATTGGAAGGGAAGCCACTGAGACTGTGGCCAAGGATGAAAGCCAAGAAGGGAAACCGGATTGACAGACTTCATCTTGGTGGCACATTCCATGGCAAGCTGTTCCCTGGCCAAGCTTAGTGATGCAAGCTCCGGGTCGTTTACATTGCAGGGTGGAAGGCCAGGGGACAGCCCAATTGACTTCTGATGCAATCTCAAATGGCACAGGGTCTTTTTATTGGGCTAAGTGAAGCAGAGCTGCTGGCAATCAAAGCCAAGGCAGTGAAGCTCATCACAGCCGGAGTGACCACCACAAGTTATTCTGACAGTGGCACATCTGTTGGCAAAGCCATCACAATGCCAGCCAAGGATATGCTGGCAGAAGCCCTGTATGCCCTTCAGCTTCTCAATCCCCAGGTCTATGGCCAGAGGATCACAGTGCTCCGGACTGATTGGAGCAATCTGAAGGACTGACATTCTATGCCAAAAGAAAAGCCCATCAAGCAGCCCAAGCCTGGTGCTGATGCCCCCAAGCTCAGCAAGAAAGCTGGTGCAACACAGTTTCAATCTGTGTCCATGTCCAGCAATCGTGCTGTGATTTATGGCACAGCTGTGGACTTCTCTTCAGATTACACCCCAGCAGACCGGGTGGAAATGATTAAAAGGCTGCGTTATGGTGAACGGAATTGCGGACTGATCCGGCAAATCCTGAATGATTATGTGACCTATGTGATTGGTGACTCCATCACAGCCCAGAGCCATTGCAGTGATGAGAAGAAGGCTGCACTTTATGAAGATTATTTCAATGAGGCTTGTAAGTCACTCTCACTGTGTGGCCGTTTCAGCTTTGCGGAAATCCAACGCATCATCACCAGGGGTGCACTGCGGGATGGTGACAGCTTTGCCATCCTGGTAAATGATCCCCAGGATGGGAAGCCCAAGCTTCAATTGGTAGAAGGTCACCGGATCGGAAATCCTGAAGGCCAGGAAGTCCCCAAGGGGATGCTGGATGGTGTGACCTTTGATGCCAATGGCCGGATCAAGTCTTACAATGTTTTACAGAGTGACAAGTCCAGCCGGACTGTCCCTTCCTCTGCTGTCTGCCAGGTCTGTGAATATGATTATTCTTCCGGAAGCCGGGGGCTTCCTCTGTTGCAGCATAGCTGGACAGACATCCAGAGTGAGGATGAGCTGCTCAAGCTGGAAATGCTCGCAGTCCGCCAGGACACAGATGTGACAAGGGTGCTGAAAAAGCAGGGTGGCTTCATTCCTTCCGATCTGGCAAGTGAGCTTTCCGGAAGTGGCACAGGAAGCCTTGAAGCAGTGGCCAGCCGGATGGGTGGCAAGCTTGTGGCTCTTGAGCCAGGTGAAGACCTTATCAGTCTGGAAAGCAAAAGACCTAATGGAAATTTTGTGAAATTCCTTGAGGCTGTCCAGAGGGACATTGCCAGGGGCACAGGGCTTCCCTATGAATTCAGTGGTGATCCCACTGCTGCCGGGGGCAGTGCAATGAGGCTGATCAGTGCAAAGGCAGACCGGAGCTTTTCCCGCTGGCAAGCCATCATCATCCAGAGGCTGTGCATCCCCACCTGGAATTGGGTGGTGGGCAGTGCCATTGCCAATGGTGATCTGCCTGACTCTCCGGATTGGTTCAAGGTCAGCTGGACTACACCCAAGAAGCTCACTGTTGATGCTGGCCGGGATGCTGCCCAAGAGCGTGCTGACATTGAGCTGGGCTTACTGTCCCTCTCTGAAGCCTATTCAGCCAGGGGCTTGGACTTCAGACAAGAGGCACAGAAGAGAGCACAAGACTTTAAATTCATCATGGCCTTGGCTGAGAAGGAAGGCATCCCTCTGTGGACACTTTACAAGCCAAACAATAACCATCTGCAAGAAGGCGAAGGCAAGCCCACTGCCACTGAAGTGCAGCTTGAGCAGATGAAGTCCGGTGAAACCCCTGCCCAGCCCCCTGCATAATTTCCCATGCGTAATCTCATCAAAGCAATCAATGGCCACCGGCCTTTCCTGGTAGATTACCAGATTGCCAAGGAACACCTTGAGCTGAAGGCCAAGCAAGGCTTCACTGATCTGCTGTCTCAGTTTTTTGGTGAAACACCTAAGCCTTAC